GCGGTAGCCGGTGTTGCTGGCTGCCGAGTAGTCGCCGGTGTTGCTGGCTGCCGAGCGGTTGCCGGTGTTGCTGGCGGTGTCGCCCACCACTGTCTGCTCAACCGAGCTGTCCAACCGAGCCATGATCCAGTCGATGGCTTTCGAGATCATGGTCGGCATGCTGATTTCCGCCTCCACCACCAGGGTGGCGCTGGCGATCTTGCTGTCATCGTCGTGACGGCTCAGTTGTCCCGAAGCCTTCACGATGGCGAATCGGCTGTCGCCTGGGGCGTAGTAGCCGAAGACATCAAGTGGGTACTCGCAGGAGTGGAAGCCTGAGGCGCATGCCTCTACTTCGCCCTCGTGCTTGTAGGTGCCGCCGATCTCGAACTGGTAGCCGCGACAGGTCAGGTCTTGCTTGAACCCCTTGTAGGCGGTGACGATCTCTTCAACCTCGGTCTTCTTCTTGCGGGTCATGATTCGGTCCTTTGAGAGAGAGCCCCTGGCCGAGGGGCGGGAGCGCTTTCGGCTGCCGGCGATGCGTCGGCATGCGGAAACGCTCGAAAAAAGCCCGGCCGGAGCCGGGCGAAGAGGGGGAACGCTGCATGCGCAGCGGGGAGAGGCCTGCCGCGGGTCGCCCCGCTGCCCGCCGAATTGGCTGCCGCGTGCTCGGCTGGCGGGTAACCGGTATGCACGTTCCGGCGCAGGCCTCTCTCCGCTACGCCCTGGTGCTGGAGCACCAAGGGAGCGGGCAGGGTTTCTCTCGCTACAACCAATATCCCCGGTTCTTCAACCCTGCGAAGCACCCCGGTTTAGCTGGTCCTCGGCTCTCGGTGTGCTGGGCCAGCACGGCACACCGGTCATCACCTCTCGGGTGGTGTTCTTTCAGAGGGCGGTGCAGGCCCGCAACGCGACCGGCGCCGATTGGCCTTCGATCCAGATAACCGCCGCCCCGCCAAGCGACACGCTGGCCCGGCCGACGGTGCGGGTGCGCTGCGGTTCGGCCCCTCGGTACGGGCGGTACTCGATCAGCGCTGGCGCCGGGTGCTCTCGGTTCCAGGCCTCGACCAACTCCGCCGGCGGCACCGGCCGGACGTTGCCGATCTGCTGGTAGATCTCGGAGCGGTGAATGGCGACGTCGTCCGGGGCGGTGATGCCGAGGCGCACCTGGTCGCCTTGGCTGCCGAGGGCCGTGACGGTGATGTTGTCGCCGATATGCAGGGTTTGGCCGGGTCTTCTGGTCAAGATCAGCATGGTGTGACTCCGTTCGGGGTGGTGGGTGGCCGTCAGCCCAGGCGATCCGGGACGACCTTCATTGTCTCGGCGACGAGCTTGTGAACCCCTTCGGAGTCCGCCACGGCGAACGCCTTTTCGGCGTATTCCCACTGCTCGTCTTCATCGCCGGGGAAGTTGCTGCACGCCACTGAACAGACGCCAAGCCCGTCGGGCTTGAAGTAGAGGCGCACCTCCGGGCCGTCATCCCCGCGATCAAGCATCACGAGCACCTGGCCCAGGTCTTCGAACTCGAACAGCTTCGCGAACTGCTTCATTTCCTCTCCTTTCACGGTTGGCAGCCGGCCAGTGCGCCGACGAATTGGAAGATCACGCGGGCGGTGGTCACGAGGCCGATCATGAAGACGGCCAGTCCCAGGCCGAGCAGGACACCCTCGCCAACGGGTTTCAAAGTTCTTCTGTTCATCAGCTTCTCCTTGCCGCTATCGGGTTCTGAGATGGTTTGCGCGGGTAAGCAGCGCGTCGCAGATGCGCATATCGAATCGGTCTGTCTTTCGGTAGAGATCAACTGCTGACTCGATGACCTGAGCTTTTGCAGTGGCCCAGGCTCTATGGGCTTCCTCTGCGGTATTGAAGGTTCCGAGGCAGGTCTTTTCGGTTCCAAGGTTTCGGATCATCGCCACGAATGGGCGTCCGCGCTTCGATCTCGACACGCCGACAGGAAGGTTCGCTGCACCTCGCGGCTTCTCGCTCATCAGGGTGTTGATGTATTGCGGAACGAAGACCGACGTTTCCGGGCAGTAGAGCTTTTCCCAGGGCCTCAGAATGTCCTTATCGAGGTGATTTCCCTTCCATGGCCGGCTTTCCATCCACCGCTTGAAGTTGCTGAAAGTCAGCCACTCATCGGCGATTCGGCAGCCGTCGTAGGAAGCCGGTATCTCGCCGGACTTGCTGTAACAACGACGGAGAACCCCCTTCCAGCGCTCGTAGTAGGGGCATCCATGATGGGTTCGGATGTCCTTGATGCCGGCTCCGAACACAAGTCGTCTTGACATGATTTTCCCTCCGGATCACCAAAGCCTTCGGGCTGAAGGCTTTGGTGATGCCCCTCGGGGGAAGGGCATCGAGGAAATCGGTATTGCTGCTGCCCGGTTAGCGCTGGGCGGCGCTGCGCATCGCGTGCGGGTCGTTCACACGGTTCGGGCATTTCGCCCTCGATCAGCCGTCTCTGGTCGCCCTGAGCAAGAGTCGCCATCGCGTTGGTAGGTGTTGCCTCAGCACCTATCTGATCGCCGGTCGCCGCAGAGGCGATGCGTTCTGCTGTTGATGTTGCTCACCCGACTTTCTGTCGCCCCACGGGTGATGGCCGGGGCTGCCTCGCCGCATTGCGGCTAGCTGTTCATGGCGCGGGTTGTGAAAGAGCGCGGCTCGGTGGCCTGGCCGGCGGTGTGCTGCTGGCGCTGAAGAAAAAGTAAGCCAATGCCTAATTTTTGTAAATAGCTAATGCCTAATTTTTAACTTTGCGCACTAACGATTTGTGGGGAGTGATGTGGGGCTTGCAGGTTCTTGTAGGAGAAAATACTGTATAAACAAACAGTATTTGGAGATTGGCATGGCTGCGCAGAAGAACAACCAGGGGAAAGGACAGGTCTCGCCAGTGGAGAAGGTGCGTCTCCGGGTATCAGCGATGATCAATAGTCCGCGGGCTCAGGCGGAGCGTCGGGCGTCGATCTGGAAGGCGCAGGGGGATTCGGAAGAGGCCTGGAAGCAGGTGCTGGAGGAGTTGGCCGAAACCGATGGACTCGAGATGTCGCTGGGGGAGGACGGAGTGGTTACGCTCACCTGGGAGGCGGGAGACGAGGAGGGCGTTCAAGTGGTCGATGGGATCGAACTGGTGCAGGAGCCGGACATGGTGGTTCAGCGCCTTCACGAGGAGAGGGCGTAGGCTGAGGTCGAGCCAGCGGGCCGGGGGGACTCAGGCGGACTCTGGATGTGGGGTCAGGCGAGGAAGGACTGCGCTGTATCGAGCTCACCGCCGGGGCGGTCGTCTACTCAGCGCAGAGCCGGGAGGGAAGGGCAGGAACGAAAAGGCCGCGCCGGGGAAGGTTCCGGCGCGGCCTAGTCCTTTCGGTGTTGTGCCTTCAAGGACGCCTCAATGTATCAAATGCGCGGCTGATGTGAAAAGGCCGCACTGGAGTCGAGGCGGGGCCTGTGTCCTCCCTGGCCGCGGGGGGACCTGTCAAAGGCGGGCGGGGACGAAAGGCCTCGCGGGTGAGGGGCTGGTTCATGACTTGGTTAGACGCCGCAGGTCGTCAATAAGGAGCTCGCAGTGGTGGAGATGTAGCGCTGCTTCTTCGGGGGTGATGTCTTCGTCGATATCGTAATCAGCTCAAAGCTTTCTGAAGTTCCAGGCTCCCAGGACCTTGGCCTGGAAATGGACGTCCTCCATTCGGGCCTTCTGCGGCTCGAAGGACTTGTTGTCCGACACCAGGAGGTAGTGCTCGGCATCGTGGATCTGCACCCGCTTCACGAACAGGTGCTGCAGCCAGGTGAAGACGTAGACGCCTTCCTCGACGAAGTCGGTAATGCCCATGTCGACGAGGATCGGGGACTTGTCCTCGATGGTGCCCAGCATGCTCTGGCCCCACCCAGTGATGATCTTGAGGTTGGCCGGATCGGTGTACTTCAGGCCGAGATCATCCAGTTGGACCTTGTCGACGACCAGATTCCTGACGAACTCGCGGTACTCGGCCGGTACCTGGCCGCCGCCCATGGCAGCGCGCACGTCGTACTGGGCGATCGAGATCGTATTTCCTTTCACCAGGGTGGTGCGGCTGAAGTCGGCGTGAATCACGTTCGATGTCGTCGATTGATCGCCATCGAGGGACTCGGCTACTGCCTGCGCGATTTTCGCCTTAGCTTCACTGCTCAGCCCTTTGCCGTGGCGTTGGAGCATCTCCATCACCTTTTCCGCGGCCGATGAGCCGGGGCGCTGAGGCGAACTACCTGGCGCAATAAGCTCCGCCTCCTTTTCGCTCAACCCCCAGTGTTCTGCGCCAACGACGCCTGAGAAGAACGATATCAACTCGATCAGCTTCGCTTTATCGATCCTGCCGGTGTTGATCCATCCTTGGACAGAAGGGGGCTTCACGCCGAACTGCTCTGCGAGAGCCTTTTTCGACATTTTTTTGGCGAGTCTGGCGGCCTCAATAGCGGCGCCGAGTTGGGGTCCGGTAAGCATTGCCTAATTTAACGTCAGTAGTGGTGTGGTTAGGCAATGGCTTGCCTGTAATTAGCTAATGCCTTACTCTTTTCTCCAACATTCCCCGGAGAAGAGACATGACTCCAGCAGAAGCAGTGCGCCAGGCCGCCGAGCTGTTGGGCAGTCGGGCCGAGTTGGCGCGAAAGCTCAACGTGAGGGCGCCCACCGTAAGTCAGTGGTGCTCAGGCGTTCGACCAATCCCCGCGAAACGTGCAGTTGAGATCGAGGCGCTCACCGCTGGTCGGGTCCTTCGAAGCGAACTGTGCCCGTCGTTCCCATGGGGTGCGGCTGCCTGAGCGCACCTTACTGGCCAGGAGCCGCCACGTCATGCGAAGCGAATCGCACACCCTGATCTCCACGCTGCTCGGCGTGGTGAACCAATGGCGCCGCCGAGAGGGGTGGAGCCGAGAGACCGTTGTCCAGCACATCGTGGAGGCGCACGAGCGCATCCAGGGAGCGCTGATCACCGGCATCGTCTTCGACCCGCCGACGCGCGATACAACCGAGCGGATGAAGGTCAACGCCGACCGCGTTTTCCGCTGGCTCGACGATGGCACCAAGGACACCAACCTGGTGCCCGCGAACTTCGTACCCAGCATCCTCGCGGCGCTGCCGACTGACCTGAAGGTCCAGGCCCTGGGCGACATCCTGACGCCGCTGGGCGTGTCGGTGCGCTTGATCGGCGGCGATGCCGGCCAGCGGCCGGAGGTGCTCTGCATGCTCCGGACACTCATCAAGGAGAACGGTGAGGCGCAGCAGGCTGTTGCCAACCTCGTCGACGGCGCTGATGACCAGGAGCTGCAGGAGGCCCACCGAGAGCTCTCCGAATCCAGGGCGGCGACCGATGAGGCGCTGCGGATGATCGACCAGATGCGCCGGCCGCGCCTTGTTCAGGGGTAGTCGTGCCGTCCTTCCAGATTGGCCAGCCGGACGGCGAAGGATTCCGTGGTCCGGACGCTCGCCCGGTCACCGAGGTACTCGATTGCGTGCTGAGCGGTCTCGGTAGGTCCGCGCCAGTTCCGGCGGGAAGCGTCGAGTTTCACCAGCAGATGGCTCTGCAGGCCGCCCAGCAGATCAAGCAGAGCTACAGCCATATCGCGAAAGAGAAAGCTCGCCGGGAGTGCCTTGCGCATCTCCGGGCATCGTTACGCAGGCCGAAGGAGGCCTTCCATGCAACTCCCTGAGCCACTTGTTCCGCTCGAGTGTGACGTGCGGGACTCACCCATTACGACCGACATGCTCATAGAACTGGCCGTGGCCATCTTCGGCCTCAGCGTGGAAGAGGCCGAGAGCAAGGTCCGCGCTGCGATCTCCGACAACCCTGTAAATCTCTCGGAGGTTGGCCATGGCTAATGCGTGGTTCCGCATGTACGCGGAGTTCGCCAACGACCCGAAGGTCCAGATGCTGAGCGAGGTCGACCAGCGCCGTTACATCATGCTGTTGTGCCTGCGTTGCGGAAACGGCGATGTAACGTTTCATGATGATGAGGTCGCGTTCCAACTGCGCATCAATTCCGAGGAGTGGGCCGCGTCGAAAGGGCGCCTACTGGGGAAGGGGTTGATCACCGAAGACAACATTCCCGCCAACTGGGACAAGCGCCAGTTTTCCTCGGACTCAAGCACGGCGCGGGTTGCAGCCCATCGTGCGCGAAAGAAACAAGCATGTAACGTTTCACGAAACAGCAATGGAACAAAAGCTAACGCCCTAGATACAGATACAGATACAGAAAGAGATAGTCCTACTGACGTAGGACTCGTTGACGCTTCGCGCCAACCAGCACCGTCGACCGACGAAGACCTGTTCGAACCTGAACAACCCGAGAGCCTGAACGGCCACCGAATCAAACCGTGCCCGGCACAGGCCATTGCAGACCTGTACCACCAGGTGCTGCCAGAGCTCCCAGCAGTCGCCCTGCTGAACGACACCCGGCGGCGCCACCTGCAAGCCCGATGGCGGGAGCACGAGGCCCACCGCTCGCTGGACTTCTGGCGAGAGCTCTTCGAAACCGTCAAGGCCTCCCCGTTCCTGATGGGGAATGTCCCCGGTCGCAACGGTGCGAAGCCATTCCGCGCCACGTTCGACTGGATCATCGCGCCGTCGAACTTCGTGAAGATCGTCGAGGGAAATTACCATGCGTGACCCGTTCAGCCTGGAAGCCGAGCATGGCGTTCTGGGTGCCATGCTCCTGCGCAACGAGTTGATCGACGTGCTGTCGGCAGACCTGACCCCGGAGGATTTCTACTGGCCGGAGAACGGCGACCTGTACCGCGCCATCCTGGCTCTGCACAGCGACAGCCAGCCGGCAGACATCGTGACCGTCGGTGAATTCCTGGGCGATCGGTACCAGGTCCAAACCACTGACGGCGTGATCACCGGGATGGCCTACATCGGCCAGATCATCCAGAACACGCCCAGCGTGGCGAACGCCGGAACCTACTCGCGGATCGTTCGGGAGCGAGCGGTTGACCGAGCTTTGGCGGCTGCGGGGGACAGACTCCACGAGTTGGCGCTCAGCGAGGCCGCCCAGGCCGACAAGGTCGGCGCCGCCCAGGCCATGGTCATGGCGTTGGACTCGAAGACCTCGACGCACGAGGTGCGCCATGCCGCTGACGTGCTGACCGACCACATCGAGGAGTTGCAGCGCCGCTCAGACCTCGGCGGGAAGCTGGATGGGCTGTCAACCGGCATCGGCGACCTGGACCAGAAGCTGATGGGTCTGAAGTCTGGCGACATGGTCGTGATTGCTGGTCGTCCTGCGATGGGCAAGACCGCCCTGGCGATCAACATCGCCGAGCATGTCGCCTGCGACCTGGGTGACCCGGCCCTGGTGGTCTCGCTGGAGATGACCAACGGCGGGTTGATGGATCGCATCCTGGCATCGCTCGGTCGGATCCCGCTCACCGCGATCAAGGACGGCTCCGCACCGTCCAGCCATGGTGCCGAGCTGGGATCTGCCTCGCTGAAGGTCAAGCGCTCGAAGTTGTACATGGCCGATCGCCCCGGGCTGAACGCCGCTCGACTGCGGGCCCTGGCCCGGCGTCACAAGCAGCGCCATGGGTTGAGCCTGCTGGTGGTGGACTACCTGCAGCTGCTGGAGAGCTCCGGCAAGTCCACTCGCACCGAGGACGTCAGCGACATGTCCCGCCAGTGCAAGCTGCTGGCGATGGAGCTTGGTATCCCGGTCATCGTGCTGTCGCAGCTCAACCGCTCCCTGGAGCAGCGGCCGAACAAGCGCCCGATGATGTCGGACCTGCGGGAGTCCGGGGCGATCGAGCAGGACGCCGATGTGATCATGTTCGTGTACCGCGACGAGGTCTACCACCCGGATACCCAGTACCGCGGCGTTGCTGAGTTGATCATCGCGAAGCACCGCAACGGCGAGCCAAGCACTGTTCGGTGCGCGTTCCTGGGTAAGTACTCGCGATTCGAGCAGCTCGCTCCGGGCGCGCTGGACGAGTTCGATTTCGACGAGCCTCAGCAGGCGCCGAAGGTCACCAGCATGGCGGAGCGCTACCGCGGGATGAAGGGAGGGCGCGCCAATGGCTGACCTCCGCCCGGTGATGTTCACCGTACCCGGCGAGCCGGTAGGGAAGGGGAGACCGCGTATCGGTCGCGTCGGTGCCCACGCCAGGATGTTCACGCCGGCGAAGACGGCGAACTACGAGGGGCTGATCGCACACAGCGGACAGCAGGCCATGGCAGGCCGCGCGCTGTTCGAGGGCCCAGTGCTGGTCGAGCTCGACATCGCGCTCAGCATCCCTCAATCGATGTCGAAAAAGCGGAAGTCGCTGGCCCTGGCCGGCGGCCTGTACCCGACCAAGAAGCCCGACATGGACAACGTGATCAAAGCGATCTACGACGGCCTCAACGGCGTGGTCTGGAAGGACGACGTCCAGGTCGTGAAGGCGGTGGTGGGGAAGCGCTACGGCGAAACGCCGGGCGTTCGAGTGAAAGTCGTCCCTCTCCTCGAGGGCGAGCAGTGACTACAGGAAACTACAGGGGAGAGTCGAAATGAGACTGATCAGCGCGCGCCAGGCTTGGCACGACGCCTTCTACGAGAGTCGGAGCTCAGTGCTGGCGGTGGCGGCCGACAAGGCCGCGCTGGGCAAGAAGGGGCGGGTGGCCAACGAGACGCACCCCGACCGCAAGGACACCAATGGGCGTAGCGCCCACATGCTTGCCGCCGGCCTGGTGCAGGCTGCCATCCGCCTGCCGAAGCCGCTGCAGCACTTCGGCCACACGCTGTACTCGCCGCTGGCCACCGGTGACGACGTGGCGATCGCTCACGGCCTGGTCTGGATCGGCGCCGGCCTCGGACAGCTCACACAGCGCCAGGGCGAGCGGGCGTACTGGATGGCGCTGGCGGCGATCAACTCGCACAAGCGGGCGGTGAATGGCCGTGACACGCTGCGCCCGGGCGAGATCTGCCTGTTCATCGAGGAGCGCCTCGGCTGTCGGATCGATCCCAGCCACTGGGCGCGGGACTATGCCAGTACCTGGGAGCGCCTGGCGCGCCACATCGACCGGCTCGACGCCCAGGCGCTGAGGCCGGTCGCCGAGGTGGTGGCGAAGCAGAGCGGCCTACGGAAGGGGCCGGGCTGGCGCTGGCATCAGGTTGACCGCGATACGGTGGCGGTGCGGCGCGCAGAGGCCTACGCCGAGCGCCGGGACCATCACCAGCAGCGCCTGGCCGAACGCCTGCGCGGGATGTCGGACCAGCAGTTGGCGCGATGGGCGGCGAGGATGAAGCGGTACGGGGAGGCATACCGGGAGGAGTGGGGCGAGGACATCCTGGAATGCCCCAGTGTCCATCAGCGCTACCATGACCGCGTGGCGGCCTACTGGGCCCAGCGGGAGCGCCTGAAACGGGTCGCTTGACGATTTGGCGAGCATTTGGGTATCGTTTTGCCATTGTGCACAGTTGCACCCGATCAAAAGATTCCCCCGAAAACCCGGCCCTGGCGCCGGGTTTTTTCGTTTTCGGCGGCCTTGTCAGAATTCGTTTTCAGGAGAGAAGAATGAACGAAGAGCCCCTCGATT